GGAGGTTTTCAGGAACTACCATCCAAATATTCGCTACGCTAATACCAAATTCATGAATTTTCAGGATACAGCAGGGCAGCGCGGTATTACTACCACCTGGGAATTACCCCCGCACACCCGCTTTATCCAAGGGTCGTTATCTATTCCAGATAATGGATGGGACAGTGTTGATCAGCGACCTCATTCGCATACAGTAGACGAGCAAGGATATACTTGTGCAGCTATTGATGCCCAACAGCGCATCTTTAATGATGGCGATAAATATATGGATAGGGTCGGTAAAGTTTCAATCGTAGGCATTGCAAACGGCATAGAGGCCAATGTTGTTCAAAGATACCTAGAAACATACCGTTTCTTTGAATTTGACGATAGCGCATTGCTAACATATACAAATCTTAGAGCCTCAATTATTCAATTTAAAAACTATGGATATGCTATGAACAGCGATATCTATATGTTTATTCCAGACATTTATGAGCCACAATTTGTAAATGATGGACTTGGGCAATTTGCAATTGATCGCAACAATAGAATAGCTAATAGCTGGGAAATAGCAGAGCTTACTGGCGCAAAGGTGATGTCCGCCTCAATTCTTCCGGAGCATATTGCAGGCGTTGGAGCCAACGCTGGTGATACGTTAACCCTTACTTCTGTAAGTGCGAACGGAACAACTTTGACATTTTCTGGTGCTACCGTAGATACACCCGGATATTTTGTAAAAGGCGACTTGTTCGAGTTCAATAACGGCACAGGAGCTGGACCAATCAAGTATCTTTTCTTTAATAACGGCGGTAATGCTGCACTTATTTCATCTAATAACGTTCAATGCGTTGTTGATGCTGATGCGGAAAGTATAGGCGGTTCAGTAACTGTGACTGTAAATAACACTTTTGGTTCTTCTGTTAGTAACGGAAGTTATCCGCTTATTAGTGATATTACTAATAAGAGAGTTAATTTAAGTCGTCCGCTTGTTGCTGGCCCACCTGGGCCAGGTATTGATACCGTTAGGTTAATCGGGAATCATAGAGCTGGCCTTATCTGTAATAGCCAAGCAATATTCTTGTCTATGCCACGCCTACCGAACGAAGAACCGTATTTTAGTTCTAATATTGCTGACCCTGAAAGTGGGCTAAGTATCCGCTTAACTTATGGCTCAGCTTTCGGAAAAAACTTTAAAGGATTCGTGTGGTCGGTGCTATGGGGAACAAGTATTGTTGCAGAGAATGCAATGCGTTTAATCTTTAGCTCATTCCCTGGTGCTTTGCCGCTTAGCTACTTGCAAGATCAGTTAAAAGATCCTAGCCAGCGTCGCCCAGTCAAATCTATTGCTGAAATGACACGCGAAGTGCAAGAGAAAGCTAAAGAGTCTAGTAACTATAAAGGCGATAGTTCAGTCGCTAAGCCTGCTACTAAGGCAAGCTGATGATAGTAGCCGAACTAATAACCCAGGCATTTTTTACGTCCGGGATTTTAGCAAGAGGCTTTGAAACGATAGACGCAACCCAGTCTTATGATGGGTTGCGCATATTAAATACAATTCTTGCTGAGAAGTCGATAGATGGCAACGGTATTTTTTATATAACGCACCAAAACTTCAATGCAGTAATCGGTCAAGAAAAGTACTTTATCGAAAATTTAATTACAGTAAATACCTTAACTTTCAATATTGGCTCTATTCGATACCCGATGACAAGAATAGATCCTAATAGATATTTTGGTGGCTTAAGGGCTGATAATGTAACCAGTATACCTACTATTTATAATGCTGAACGAGTTACTGGTGGAACTAATATCTATATGTATTTTAAACCGGACTCAGCGTATACATTCTCTATATCTGGTAAATTCTCAAATCCAAGCGACCTAAAGCTTGACGATGAGCTAAGCACGGAATTTGAAATATTTTTCACATCCTATCTTCAGTATGCAATGGCTGAAAGAATTTGCATGTTTTACGGCATACCTTTAAATCAAGATATCCGCATTCTTTTAGATAAAAAAGAGACTGTTATAGAACAGGCTCCCGGTTCTGATTTAACGTTTACAAGAAACAATAGCCCTTTTGGCGGAAGATCATTGAGCGCATGGACAGACACATCACACAACTTATTTAACGGATGGTCTCCATAGATGCGCAGCACGAAGGTATACAATCTTCAAACTACAGAGTTCCCGATTGTTGGCGGAACTAAGTACGCGCGCTATCCAAAGTTATCTACAGAAGAAACGGTTAACATGATGCTTTCTGATTATGATGGCAAGAAGGCTTTAGTTCCATTTCTTGGCTATAGAAAAGCTTTGCAGTTCTTGCCGCTAGGTGAGCCAAGGGAAGTTTTCGCATCGGTTGAGTTTGGTCATATCATTGCTGTCTATGGTAAAACAGTTATTATTATTTCAAAATTTTTAACATTCGGTGCTGTTGGCGAGATGCAAACAAGTGCTGGTGATGTTTCAATAGCTGAAAACAACAACGGACAAATTGTAATTGCTGACGGTAGCGAAAACTTATACATATTTAATCATCGAATAAGTACATTTACAACGATACAGCCTGGGTTTATAGCTATAAGCATAGCATCACATAATACGTTCATCTGGGCAGCAGTTCAAAATAGCCCTCAGGTTAGGCTTTCTGAAGCAAACAACGCTTTAATTTGGCCAGGAATTCTTAATACATTTATACAAGCAAAGTCTGATATTGTTCGAAGTGTTTTAAACTTTGATAACTGTGTAGCTGTTATTGGGAAAGTTTCAACTACTTTTTTCTATCCAAATCCAAATGATCCAGAGTTCCCATATAGACCGGATACAAACTTAATATTGCCGTACGGAACGATTAACGGGAATACTGTAGATAAACTTAGTGATCAGCACTCAGGCCCAAAACTAATGGCTTTTTTAGCTGTTAATGAAAAATCAAATATCTTTATAGGATACTCCCGCGGTAGTGAAATGCTTACTGCATCAGTAGATGGATTAGACTACTTACTCGACACTTTAACCAATCCCGAGGATTCGTACGGGTTTTTATTCCAGGAAGATAACCATGTTTTATATCAGCTTTCATTTCCTAGTGACAACCTTAGCCTTGTGTATGACTTTAGCGCTGGCGCTTATTATACAGTAACCGCTAATAACATAGGACAAGAGCATCCAGCGAAGAGGCATGTTTATTTTGATAAACGTGATTTCTTTATTAATTTTACGGATGCGGCACTTTATGAAACCGGCACAGAGTTCACTACGTATGATGGTGACGTTATTCCTAGGGCGAGGATCGTACAGCCTATTAGGCAAAGAACTGACGAGGTTTTAATCGTTAGGCAAATACAGCTCCAAATGGAGCATGGCGAAAATTCCGATGGAGGGATTATTGACCTGTGTATGTCAAAGGATGGCGGTCAAACTTATGGAAGCTACGTAAGCAAGAAAATGTCCCGGCTAGGTAAAAGACAGCAGATGATTAAATACTGGAATCTTGGATGTTCTAATGATTTTAGATTTCAATTTAGATTTCACTCAAGAGGAAGATTTGTAATAACCGACGCATCAATGATGAGTGTTTCATGAATATACCAAATGTGCCAAATTCTGACATATTGCCAGGAATGCAGATAAACGAGCAATGGCGTGTATTTTTTCAAACTCTAGCAGATGAGCTAACAGTAAGAGCAACGTCATTACAGCAACTAAGCACATCACAGATTGCAAATCTCACCCCCATTCAAAAACAAGGTTTTTTTTATGATTACGATTTAGATAAGTTTTACGTAGCACTTAGCGGAACGTTAAGACAAATAGCAATAATATAGGTAATAAAGATGGATCCATATTCAATCCAAAATACAGCAATATCACCTCAGCAATTTCAACAATATAGTAATAGCAATCCGTATAGCAGCGGAAATTCTTCAGGGGGTCTATCCGGAATGATGAGCGGAATGGGCGGAATGGGTGGAATTGGTGGGGCCATAGGATCAATCGGAAGTGGAATAGCTGGATTATTCGGGGGTGGAACTAGCCCAGGTGACGCTGCTATGCCATATCTTGAGCAAATGGCTAGCGACATGCCTCAGTACTACCAGCCATACATGGATGCGGGGCAACAAGCATTGCCGGGATTGCAGGATCAATATGGGCAGCTTATGAATGATCCAGGCAAGAGAATGAACCAAATCGGAGAATCATTCCAGCAATCACCGGGACTTCAGTTTCAGATGGATCAAGCCATCACTGGTGGCAATAGAGCAGCGGCAGCTTCTGGCATGTTAGGTTCTGGAACTTCTATGAATGATATTTCTAGGAACATCCAAGGATTAGCACAGCAAGACTATAATAACTGGTTAAACAATGCACTAGGAATGTATGGTCAAGGCCTTTCAGGGAATCAAAACTTGTACAATA